TGAATTGATTAACAAAGATCGCAAGGCCCGAAATGGCTGACAGCATTAGCGCAACCACAACAGTTGTCGGTGTCAAAGATGCGTTGCGCGTATTGAACAACATTGACAAACAGGCGCGCCGCGATTTAACAAAAGATTTTAAACAGATCACCGCACCAGTCACAAACGACATAAAAGCCAAATTGCCTAAATCCGCACCGCTATCAGGCATGGCGCGCAAATGGACAACAGCGTCAGGTTTCCAAATGTTTCCGTACAGCGACAAACAAAACAAAGTTGCGTCAGGTGTATCAGGCAAAAAGGTCAGAGAATTTCGTGGCGCGTCAACAAACTTGGCAACATTCTTTGTGCGTTACACAGGCCCTAGTGCGGCGCTGTTGGACATGTCAGGAAAAGGCAAAGTGCCAACACGACAAGGCGGTCAAATGGTGCAAAGTTTAAGCGCCAAATATGGCACCGCATCACGATTTGTTTGGCCAGCATGGGAACGAAACAAAAACCAAGTTGAAGGCGAAGTTGAAACATTAATTGATCGACTGATGGAACGCGTGCGAAAGGAATTGAACTAATGGCTGTATCTATACCTATTGTCACCGAATTTGATGGCAAAGGCATATCGAAGGCGATGGCCGAATTTAAACAATTGGAAGGCGCTGGCGCTAAATCTGCGTTTGCGTTAAAAAAAGCGATGTTGCCAGCGATCGGTGTTTTGGGTGGTTTGGCAACAGGTTTAGGTTTGGCAACCAAATCGGCTGCTGAGGATCAAAAAGCGCAAGAACTATTAGCGCAACAGTTACGAACCAGCGCTGGCGCTACTGAGGAAGCAATCGCCGCCAATGAGGATTTTATTTCGGGCATGTCACGCGCGTTCGCGGTCGCTGATGACCAGTTAAGGCCAGCAATGTCAAATCTAGTTAGGTCGACTGGATCGGTTGAGGCTGCACAAGATTTGATGAACACAGCGTTAGATATTAGCGCGGCAACAGGGAAAGATTTAGAAACAGTCACGCTGGCATTAGGCAAAGCGTACAACGGGTCAACTGCTGCGCTAACCAAATTAGACCCGTCGTTGAAAGGCGTGATTGATTCTGAATCAAGCATGCAGGAAATTACTGAGGCGTTGGCGACATCGTTTGGCGGTGCTGCAACAACAGCGGCCATGTCATTCGAAGGCCGTATGGCTGGCATGAAAATAGCGATGGACGAAACCAAAGAATCAATTGGAATGGCATTGTTGCCCGTGTTGCAAAAATTGTTGGAATTGTTAGAACCGATGGCGGAATGGGCACAAGAAAACACAACAACATTTTTGATTATTGCTGGCGTGATTGGCGGTTTTGCGGCTGCCATCGTGGTTGCCAATGTCGCCATTAAAGCCTGGACTATTGCTACACAGATCGCCACAGGCGCGCAGGCTGCGTTCAATTTTGTTATGTCAGCCAATCCGATTGCACTAGTCATTTTGGGCATTGTTGCGTTTGTTGCGGCGCTAGTTGTGCTGTACAAAAAGTTTGATGTCGTGCGCGAAACAGTCGACGCGGTGTTCAGTTTTATTAAAGATGGCGTGACCGCCAGTTTAGATTTTTTGAAGGATTACATTTCAGGTGTTTTAAACATTTATCGATCAATTTTTAACGCGATTGCCAAACTGTGGAACAGCACGATCGGCAAATTGGCGTTCAAATTTCCTGATTGGGTACCAGGTTTTGGTGGCAAAGGTTTTGAAGTGCCAAAAATACCGATGTTGGCCGAAGGCGGAATAGTTACATCGCCAACGCTGGCGCTGATTGGCGAAAAAGGGCCCGAAGCGGTAGTGCCATTGGGTCAAGGTGGCGGCATGGGAAATGTGACAGTCAATGTGACTGGCGGTTTATCGACTAGCGCCGAGATTGGCCAAGCGGTAGTCAACGCCATTCGCGCATACAACAGGTCAGCAGGGCCAGCACAAATTCAGGTCGCATAATGGCAGGCACAACGATTGTTGGCGCTGGTAACTACAGCCTAGAAATTGACACAGGATTTATTCAAGACGCGTTCACACTTGATGACGCGGTGCAAGGCGTACTAGACAACACAACCTATGTTTTAGACGGCACAACTAATTTTGCTGATGTAACAACAGGCATTAATTCAATCAGCGTAAAACGCGGCAGACGCGATCAAGGCGACCAATTCAGCGCAGGGACAATGGTGCTGAATATGCTGGACACGACTGGAATTTTTAATCCGTTCGATTCGCTTAGTCCGTATTTCGACCCGTCAACAGCGCAACCAGGTTTAGCACCAATGCGCAAAGTGCGACTAGCACGCTATTCGGCAACCAATGTCAAAGAATATTTGTTCAACGGCTACATCGTTAACTATGACTACAACTTCGCGCTAGGCGGACTCGACACAGTGACCGTTTACTGTGCAGACGATTTTTATTTGTTGGCCCAAACCTACATGGACGAATTCAATGTTTCAGAAGAACTGTCAAATGTCCGATTATCAGCAGTTTTGGATTTGCCTGAAGTTGATTTCCCGTTAGCGCAACGCGACATCGATACAGGCACACAAACACTTGGCGGCGCGTCAGCGTTCACAGTTCCAGCAGGCACAAATGTTCTTGAATACTGCACACGGATCAACACCGCTGAACAAGGCAGATTGTTCATGTCTCGTGACGGCGACCTAACATTTCAACCACGAATCGGCAACACACTTAGTCAACCTGTTGTCAGTTTTCATGATGACGGAACAAACATACCGTTTGATTCATTAGGCATATCATTTGAAGCAGATCAAGTCATTAATCGGGCAGCGGTCGCCATCGCTAGCGGAAACCAACAAATCGCAGACGACGCAGCCAGCCAAGCAAAATATTTTATACAAACAACCAGCATCACAGATTCGCTGTTACACAACAACACAGCAGCGCTGGCGTTGGCCAACTATCTACTATCACCTGAACCTGAGGCACGCTACACAGCCGTCGGAACCAACCTAAACAAACTGACAACAGCACAGCGCGACACAATCGCCATAGTCGACATAGGCGACACAATCAGCATAGAAAAATCGTTCGCCAGCGGATCAGGCACAACACAACTAGCGCAGGAACTAAGCGTCGAAGGCATAGAACACACCATCACAGTCAACAACGGCCATTCGGTCATGTACTTCACGGCACCAACAACCATCGTTTATGAACTAATTTTAGACGATCTAACCTATGGCATCATAGATTCAACAAATGTTTTAGGATAATGTAAAGGACACCTATGGCAATACAAGACTTCACAGCAGGCCAAGTTTTAACGGCCGCACAAATGGATTCGCTACAGGCGAACGATTACAACTGGACGGTTTCGACTAAGACCGCTAACTACACGCTAGTTGCAGCCGATAAAGGCACGCGCGTTGTTATGAACGCGGCAGGCGCAACAACGATCACGGTTAACACAAGTTTGTTTAGTGCAGGTGACACTTTGTTTATTCAAAACATTGGTGCAGGCACTTGCACAATTACGGCAGGCACGGCAACAGTAACGACCGCAGGGTCTTTAGCGTTAGGCACATGGGCAGGTGGCACTTTGTATTTTACTAGTGCTAGTGCTGCTATTTTTTTTAGCGGTGGTGGTGCTAGTTATGGCACGGCTACAGGCGGCAGTTCATCAAGTATTACGGTTGGCGGTATAAATTACACTCTTTTAACTTTTACAAGCACAGGCACTTTGACAGTTACTAAGTCAGGTTTGTTTGATGTTTTGTTGTTTAGTGGCGGTGGTGCTGGTGGCAATATCGGTGGTGGTGGTGGTGCTGGTGGTGTTGCGCAATCAACAATTTATTTAGACGCAAACACAACGATAACTATCGGTGGTGGCGGTGCAGCGTCAGCGACAAGTTATGCAAGTAGTGGTAGCAGTTCATCTATTGACAATACGGCTAGAGCGTTGAGTGTCGCTGGTGGTGGCGCTGGTGCTTCTTATGACGGGACGGCAGGTTATGGTCGTAGTCAGGTTGGCGGTAGTGGTGGTGGTGGTGGTGTAAGTGGTGCTGAAAATAATTTGGCGGGTGCAGTTTCTATGGCACCGTCAATTAGCGGTTTCGCAGGCGGTCTGGGTGTAACCAATGCTGGAGCGGCTGGTGGTGGCGGTGCTACTGCCGTTGGTGCTGGTGGTAGCGGTAACAATGGTGGCGCTGGTGGCGCTGGTTACGATGTCAGCGCTTTTATTGCAGGTAGCGCACTTTATAAGGGTGGTGGCGGCGGCGGCGGCGGTTATGGTGGCGGTGGTGGCACAGGTGGCGCAGGCGGTTCAAGCGTCGGCGGTGCAGGTGGCACAGGCGCAGGCGGCACATCGGCAGGCGCAAACACAGCGTCAGGCGGTGGCGGTAACTGGTCAACAACTGTTGCAGGTGGCGCAGGCGGTAGCGGAATTGTTTATGTCAGGTTTAAGGTTTAGTCATGGCACATTTTGCACA